TTCTATCGAATTGCTCAGTAACAATGGTTCTAGAACCAGTTCTGGACATTACACCAGTTTCTCTTGTCTGTCTATAGGTTTCTTCAATGACATTTTGATTAACAGTTCTGGTCCAGGTTCTGTAAATAGATCTACCACCAGGACCTTGCATATTGACAGACGATTGATTATTTGTCCTTCTAGTTCTTGTTGTTTGAGTTACTTCTCTACCTGTCCAATTGGTTTCCCAGGCATTCCAAATCGCTGGAGCAAAACCTGTCTGCGGATCAACACCATGTTCCTCAACAGATCTTGCCATTACATTTTCATAGTCACCTTCAACATCAATAATTTTCGCTTCAAGTCTTACAGTATCTACCCAAGTATCAGATGCTGGAGTCAATTCAAGAGTTCCTTGCCAAAAACTTACCAAGAAAGGAGTTACACTTTCAGTTCTTGTAGCAAATGATTGTTTAAGCCACTCAACATCTGCATAGTCTAGAGTAATAACATCATTAGACTTTCTTACATTGACTCCTTCTGGTTGCTCAACTGACAAATCAGCACCAACATTTACATTTACTACTGGCCCCTGAATTAAATCAATTGCATTTGTATAGTGCTGTGGTCTTAAAGTTTTTAATTCAGCATCTAAACTATTTTTAAATGGAACTGATTCTTCTTGTGCGTTCAGAGATGTGAAATTGTCAACAAAGAATCCTGACTTGAATCTATTAAGACCGTCTCTATCGGGAATAAAGAAGTTCGCAGTATTGGTCTCAAGCAGAGAAAGAGCAGTGTAATACTCAAGATTTCTAATTCTATTCTCAAGATTTTTGATATCGGACATGCGATATCTCTTATGTTGTAAGAAATCTAATTTGACTTGAGAAGTATCGTAAAGATACGGTGGAAGGGTAACAGTTGCTACTTCAATAGCATCATCAACAGCCAAAGGTCTTTCAATCTTTTCAGATGGGACTCCATACTGAACCTGGAACTTGCCAGATTGAGTTAAGAAAATTCTATCAATTCTTGGAAGATAGAATGAGAATGATACGTCAAATGCATCATCAGAAGAAAGCACACTTGAGAAATTTCCTGCTCCATTAAATACTCTTCCGTAGAATTCAAATGGAGATCTTGCCCCCTCAGTTACAGTATAATTAGAAGTCTTTGGTCTGATATCAATAATATCAGTATTTCTATGGCCATCAATAGATCTAACATCTTTTACATAATCAAATTCACTATATGAATTAGCAGTAATTATGTCTCCAGTATCCGCTGCTTCAAAATAACCATTGGTGAAATATACTTTCAGTTGTCTGGTTGGAGAATCAATTCCATCTTTTCTTACTATAGATGAATCGCCATAGAATGACCCTCTCTGTCCAGTGCTGAACTTAAAGTTTTTAGATATATTAAAACTTGGTTCATCCACAACAGAAACAGTGGCATCAAGTCCTGTTTCGCCAAAGATAACAGTCTCCCCTTCAATAAGGGAGTTGGTATTTTTTGAAATATATGAAATCTTAGTATCAGTTAATTTTTCCGCGACTACACCGACAGCACCACTTGTAAGTCCTCTAAATTTTTCACCAATCAAGAGATCACTTGTCTTTCCTTGAGGACCAGAGAGAGATGCTAAAATAACAGTCGGAGCAGACGCTGGAGAAGTATCTGCAGATTCATAAATTGCCTGAATGCTAATGACATCACTAACATTTAAAGAAATTCTTTCATCTTGAACTCTTGTTCCAAATGCATAATTTCCATATGTGAGTCCATCATTAAGTGTTGTTGCACCAACACCCGAAGCAACTAATTTTGACTTATCAATAATAAGGGAATTTACTCTATTTTTCTTCTTTTTCTTAGCAACTGGTTTGAGTTTTTTGACTGTATAGATTAACTGTGCTCCAGTGTCATCACTTCCAAGATTATAAATTTGAAGTTCCGTATTGTTATTTGCTAAAGCAAACTTGTCTGCTGTCAATACTTCTGTAGTTCCATCAGATCTAATAAGAGAATATCGCTCTTCATCAAATGGCAAGAATGTTTCGTTTGTGCCAGAAGTAACCACAGCAGACAATTCGTTGTCTGCAATGTTTACTGTCTCATACTTTCTAAGATTGATGAATGAATCATTCAATGCAAGAGAAGAAACATTCTCTTTAGGTAATGCTGTATATAAAGTGCTATCACTTGATGTTGATAATTTAGTTCCAAGAACTTTAAAATCAGTTACTTCAATTCTTGTTCCAGTTGTTGGCAGTCTTCCTTCACAAATCCCAGTGACAGTTGTAACACCAGAAATGACAATACTTGCATCATTGACCGTTTGAACTGTAGCAAAAACAGGATCCGTAAAACTTTGATTAATGTCAGTACTTGTATAACTAACAAGATCACCAACACTAACCAGTCCAGGAAACTGTGGATTTGCTGAGATTACTGTACTCTCTCCACTTGCATTCACCGTAGAAATTGTGGCAATGCCTATTGTGGAATCGGTTGAAGGAATAACGTCGGCAGCAAAAGTCGTTCCTACTCCAACTTTACCGTAGATTGATTGAACATCAGACAATCCATAAGAAGTGATTGCTGTAGCAACTCTTCCATTTTCAAGGCCATCAAACTCAAACCCCTCATATCTGATAAACTCACCAGAAGTATCATATAGTTCAATGACATTACTGTCGCTAATACTATTTTTTAAGAATCCAGTTGCTCCACTATTGGTGCCTTTTACGAATGTTGGAGTTGTTAATGTAGTATTTTCATTCAGAGTAATCTTAGTAATTGTTTGAACATCAAATAAAGAGATATTCCACTCATTCAAATCTCCATTTGAAATATTGTATGAACCAGACTCTAATCTAAAGTCATAGACTCTAGCAACACCAATTTCAGCACCAGCAGGTTCTGTTTGAGCAGCACCGACTGCACCATCAACCGATCCAACTCTTTCATCCCTTAAACTCAAAATATAAGTATTGCCTACACCAACCAGAGGTGCTCCATACACTCTGTTCAAGTTGAGAGTTGAACCCGTGTTATAAAAAATTGACTGGTTATCAATTGTTTTTGTGGTTCTTGGTTTTGGTAAGTCAAGTAAAGTTGATCCTACCGTTTCAATTTCATATCCTTTTACATAGGCCTTTCCTGGAGAAATTTGATATAGAGCCAAATCGTCAGATGGAACTGAACCTCCTGAGGTTACTTGATCTGCTTCTAAAAGACCTCTATTTCCTTCTCCATCATTCAGAGATTCTTTGACAATAATATCAAATGGTTTTACATAGTAATTTCCAGACTCATCATAAGTTCTTCTTGCAAGTTCATCGTTGATGACACTATATTGGGAAGAATTTCTAACAGTTTTTAAGATGCCATTCTCTACAGTGGCAAGTTCTACAAAGTTTTCGTCATTGAAGTCAGTCAAAGACTTCTTGAAGAGAAAAACGCTAACTTTAAGTCTATCTGCACCTGGTGCAGCATAGTTATTATACCCTTGAGAGTTGTCCGTCAGGGTCTCATCTTGATCTGGAGTGACAATAACTTCATTAATGTAAAGGCCAATTCTATAGGAGGGTGAATTTGTATACTGATCTAGAATCAGAGTCTCATCTTCAACATTTACAAACTGTCCTCTTATAAAGTAAACTCCATTAGAAATTGAAAATGCAGAACCAGTTGAAGTCGCACTAGTTGCAATTGTTGATCCAAATGCTTCTCCACTTGCAATGACTTCATTTCCTAGAAGTCCACTAACAATATCTCCCTCTGCACTCAGAATTTCGCCATCGGCAAATACTTGTGTTTCATTATTTTGTGTGCTTGAACCAAGGTAATTCAAATAAAGAGTAGGATTTCCTCTCTCAGAATCCGAAGAAGTCAGAATACTACTGACAATTGCCGTAACACCAGAAGTTCTTCCGGTAATCTTTAAACCAATTAATTGATCGAGATATGCATCAATAGGAACACCTTGATGTGTCGTATTTAGTTCTACTGCAAAGTAATTCCTACTATATGCGGTGTTTCCGGGAATTACTTTAGCACCTTCTTTAAAAAAGTGCTGTCCAAATCTCTCAATCTGATTCTGTAGAATCGATTGGAGCGTCGTTAATTCTCTCGCCTGAACTGGATACCCAGGCTTAAACAATACTCTGTGATAGTTGTCCGTAGGATCAAAATCATCATAATAAGGGGCAACGTTGAGATTTGTGATTTGCGACATAATTCCTTAGAATTGTAATATAACCTTGATGTCTTCTTTTTGATTGGTTGATCTTGTCACGGATGGTCTATTGTCAACATAAATGATGTTTCCAGAGTATTTTGCAACCTCAGGGTTTGCAATTCCATTAGTAAATGATTGACCAAGGTAGAATGTTCTATTATTTATTACGGTTGATAAACCCGTAAAAGTATTATCAATGGATAACCCTTCTGCGACAGTTCCCCCAATAATTTTCAGAGAACCTTCTCCAGTCGGTGATGAAGTAAAATCAACTTGATCAAATCCATACTGCGGATTTGTAATTGCAGCACCAACAGTATTGAAACCAGATTGTGACCTATCTTGCCATACTTTTAAAACGCCAGTAGATTGATCATAACTTACAACTTTAGCAACAGCAGTAGTTCCAGTTGCAACTGTTTGAGTTACAAATGAATCCGCATCATAACTAGCAGAACTATATCCAATTCCAGTCAATTTAAGAGCAGTTACAGCACTTGCTTTATCTACAGTAAGAGGAGTATTTGTCCCAAAAGTGCTTGGTTTCTCTACGATACCAACTCTTGCAATTTGATTTCCTGTGATAAAGTCGGGATTTTGAATGTCATTCTCAAATCTAGAATACATGAGAACATTTTTTGCTCCCAATTCTTTATAAATGTCTGCTCCATGACCACCCTGTGGAGAAATAATGACATCGAATGTTGGCCTTGTAGTTCCAGTTGGAACTCCACCAGCAACCAAATCTACATTACCATAAGTATATCCCGAACCTTGGGATGAGACTACAACAGATGAGACTTGGGAGTCAGCATTCATTGTAATTGTACACTCTGCTCCTGTTCCATTTCCTTTAATTGGAACATTAGTATAAACAGCGTTTGCGGTACCTAACGATACACCTCTACCAGAGATAAGTACGGTTTTGATCGATCCATCTACAGCATTATCACGAACGGATGCATTTGTTGTTGAATCTTCCCAGTTGGATGGAACGGGAATATAGTTTGTGGAATCAAACTTAACAATGTCTGCTGGTGCAATAGTATACAAATACTTCCAGATATACCCATCGCCACTAGAACCAGCAGCTCTTGGTTCTAAGTCTACGAATGTTGGTTCATCAAGAGATGGTGCTCCATTTGGAGTCTCTGGAGTTGTTCCGTTCTGGAGGCAGATATAAACTCTATATTCACTGTTCATTACATAAAATGATGCCCCATAAAGATTAGTAGCTCCAGATACTTTCGCAGTGTTTGAAGTATTATAATCATGGCGATACATATCAAATGTATTACCAGACCTCCACTCAATTTTTGGAACTACTAACCTTACATCACTACTCGTAATTTTTTTCAATCCAATCATGGTCTCCCAGATTTCATTCTCATTATCGAAATTATCTACGGGAGATGGTGGGTTGTTATCCCAATCTGACTGAATATCAGTAGCATTTGGCAGTCCAATAAAAGAATAATAAGAACTACCGGAAGTAGTAATGCCGTCAAGAAAATTTCTTGCATTCAATATTCTAATTTGATCAGTAATTATTGCGGCCATTTTGCTGGGGTTTTTACTTATTTATTAGAGGTTTAATAACTAAATTTTATTTAGTTGTCACACATTATAGTTGGATATCTTCAGTGGTACAAATCTTCTGATCACAGCAGAAGTTGAAATTCCAGTTACACCATTTTCATTATAGGAGTTGAAGTTAGATAATGAAGTTCTCGCCGTGGTGTTAATTTTACCAAAACTATAATCTCCAAAATAAGTATTTACTCCAACATCAGTAAAGTCATAACCATTGTAACTTAGAACACTAATAGTGATATCATTAACCATAGTAGAACCATATCCAGGAAGAGTTTTTTGGGTGGTTGCTGAACCAACAACCTCATAAACATTATCAATACAAGTAGTTCCTACGCCAACTGCAACTGAGTTTCCATATTTGAGCGAAGTGACGCCAAATCCGATATTAGAGTTTCTGACTACAAAGAAATCGCCAACAGCAAGACCACTAACAGTAATTGCTGTTCCTACCAGAGTATCATTTCTTAGTGCAGAATCAGTAGGAATAAACAGACTCAGAATCAATCCAGTAGATGCAACACCAACAATGCTAGTAGTTGCTACTCCAACAATAGTTCCAAAATCTCCACTATAAGTAATTCCTGCATTAAGTCTTTCTGTAATAGCTACTGGCGATTCAATAAGAACAACTGGTGGGTTTGACTGCGAATAACCAGTCTTAGCAGCACCTAGAGTAATTGAAGTTACGACTCCAGCAGTGATAGATGCAGTTGCAGTTTGTCTTTGATCAGAACCAAGTCCAACAGGATTTCCAATAACAACAGTGGGTGATGTAGTGTATCCAACACCACCATCAGAGATTGAAATTGATGTGATTGTTCCTGCGGACCCAACAATGGCAGTGGCAGATGCTCCTACTCTCGTATCTTGTGAAACCAGTAGAACATCCTTCTGGAATGAAAGTGATGTTTCACTTTCATTATCTTGATTGAATAGAACTTGAACATTCTCAACATAGATATTTGTTGAACCAACTCCAACAGTCTGAATTACATTAGTTGTTGGGAAAATATTTGCTTTATATTGAGGTCTGTCCTTACCTACTCTTTCTCCGTTAATAATCTTGTCTTCTGTTTGCTTGCACCAAGTAACTGGTCTTTCCATTGTAATA